CTTTTCTTTGTTACTCCAATAGTACTTATATACAAACAAAGTCTTATTGTCGTCAGATGTACCGATAACAATAGTGTTCTCAGCTTGTGATCCAGCTATCCGTTTAACATCAGCTGTGATGTACTTAGGTATCTGCTGGGTGATCTCTTCGCTGTTGAATGTCTCGGTATTGTTATCAACAAAGTATTCGTATACTCCCTCAAAGTCATTCCGTTTAAATGTGAAGTATATATAATTACCTAGTGCTATTGGTTCTACAGTGTCAGATATATCGTACTCAGTAACAGGAGCTATTGCTACAGTCTTAGGACTTAACACCTCTGCTCCTCTAAGTACAAATTGCGACTGCTTACTAAACAGCATCAACTTCTCTTGGAATGGTATAGCGTGTTGAAGAACTGCTACCTTTGTGTGACTAAGTCCTACATCTATCGGTGCACTGTCTAGTAGCTGCTGTGTGGTAGTACGAAAGAAGTTAAAGTACTCATCTGCTTCGGAGAAGATAACATTACTATCTGTGAGGAATCCTAAACGGTTCTTAAAGAAGAAGACATCGTTGATTGTATTACCTACAAAAGATGGGAATGGATTGGTTTCATCGTCACCTGCTTGTCTTGTTCTCCATCCTGCTTCATTAGGAGCTTCTACTGTCGCATCTTCTTCAGGGGATTGTAATTTGAAAGATGTAACATCTCCATTACTGTCTAATATAGGAATAAGAGTGATAGGCATAGTATTAGCTTCAAACTCAGTTTCAATTCCTGTGTGTATATCAGCTTCACTACCATCACTTTTCCAACCAACAACTTCTACCCAAGTACCTTCTCCAAACTCAGTACCGTCTTTTGTTTTAAATTTAACATAGTAATCATCTTGATCGATGTCTGCATCTCCAAGTACTTTCACAACATGTTTATTAAAACAACTCTTTGGCAGTTCTGTGATACTATCTATTTCTTTGTATACTAAACCTAGTCCTTGATTGGCTAAACCATCCTCCACTCTAATATCAAAATCTTCTTCAGCTGCATCTTCATCCCTACTGGTTATTCTTATAACACTGCCTTGTCTTTCTATATCGTAAGTAGATAGTGTACCAATAGTAGTAGTTATTGTTGGATTAGTAGGAGGTGTTGTGTAGGCTCCTAGATTCCACTGTCTCCAGTTGTAATAATAAGAATTAAAGTTAAATGTTAACGGATAAGTGGCTTGATCTGTATTATATCCCTCACCTCTATTCGTAAAGTTTAATGCGGTTATAACACCATTCTCTACAGTAGCAGTACCTTTAGCTGTCGAATTAGTAGAACTACCTACTGTTTGACTTATATTAAATTCAAGCTTTGTAATGTTTATGTTAGCAAAACCCCCGTAGAAGTTAGGTTCAACTAACCAGCCACTGCCTCCATTCGATATATTAACTCCAGTAATCCCTGTAACACCTGATGTACCATAGTATTCCTCTAAACAGTCGTATAGGTCTCTAGCTATATATTCTGTATCTGCATAACCACCTGATGAACTTGGACCACTAATATAAGTAGCTGGTTGTAATCTACTATTTAAATGTCCAGTGTTTGTATAGTCGTGATAGTTGTGACTATTTGAACCTTGTAGCGTACTTACTAAAGGAACCAATTGACCGTTAATATAAATACTGTAAGCTTTCTCGTAGTCCCCTAGTTTAACAACAACTAACGCTTGTTTCTTAGGTGTTGGACTCAAAGTTGACTTCTTAGCTACTGTCTTATTCTTATTAACAAGGAATGTATAGTCAGCTACTGTTAATGCTTTTACATCTTCTAATGGATTTTCTATACCACTAAGATAACTAGCAGCAGTAGTTGTAGTAGATACTGATATTTTATTCCCAGTCTCAAGATCAATAACACCAGCAACACCTTGAAGCACACCACCTAGAGACACAGTGACACAGTACTTGTTACGCTCATCTCTTTTTACGAAGTGGGTGAACAAGTTAGTACCAGGATCAGAAGCGTGTATATTCTTCTTATAATTAGTAGGTGGTCGCTTTACCAATCCTTCAACAACAGTAGCCCAAGCATTGATTTGTTCGTCGCACTGACCGGGATAACGAAGATTGTCAGGCTGCTGCGATACGCCCTGTGCTAGGTTAGGTACACTGTTTACTAACAGAGGCATATCGTTTATCTATCTAATACTCTAAGTACGCTGTAGTGGTCAAAGATAGTTCTGTCTGCATTCTCAGAGTCACTATCGATAGCACGGGCTTTAGCTTCTATCTCGTCCCTCAAAGCAAACCCTTCAATCTCTCTGCTGCCTAAGAATCTGTTAGCAAAGATACGAGCTGCTTTAACTGTGATGTAGTGTCTGAATTGCTCAGGCATATCTGTGAAGTCTAACTCAAAAGTAATGGAGGCTTTAACCTCCTTGGACCAGACATCCGTGTGATTCTTTCTATCGTATAGAGTAAGTCCACGCTGTACTGGATCACTGTCTGTATAAAGTTGTGGGTCTAAGTCTACCTTAAGTGTGTTACTAGGTAATACGATCTTAGATGTGGTAGCGTCAGGAGTAAGTTCATATTCATGTTCTGTATTGAAGTGCCAACCCTCTGACTGTATGGCTTTACTGGTTTCGTCCAGCACTGCTTCCGCTTGTACGACTGTTACCGGAACTGCTGTTCCTCCTAATGTATTTACTGGTGCTTCTCC